TAATCTGATACATCCGGCTCAGGGCCGAAAATGATCACATCATCCCCGCAATGGTAGCTGTCGAGGTTTTTCATGTCTCCTCCTGCGGCGTACAAGCAGTACGCCCTATTCAAGATAGTGTTGACGAATGTTGTCGCCCTATGCCCACTCGGCAACGTCCCAACCATCTTTTTTTCTGTTATCGTACCAGCTTCATAATGATGTACGAACATATTATCCCACGAGTCCAACGCCCAGCGTAGGACCTCAGCAGGCGCCCCCGCACACGCAATACGGACTACTTCCTTCATAGCCCACAGCTCATGCTGACTATTAAAGTCGTCGAAATCCAGCATGTACCTTATCCCCGGCCTCTTAGCCAAGTCCGGGTATAGAGTGCTCTGTAACTTCCTCCCCGGGTCGAGCATAGTTCGCCGACTCCTCCACACGGCCTCTACAGGTCTAAGCAAGTAATCAAACGTGTAGTAGCTTCGGGTATCACAACCATATATTGCCCTAGTCTTGCCGTGCTCCTCTTTCTCGCTAAATCCGGCATCTACCCTAGGTTCGCCCAAGGCAACAAGGTTGTCTTTCACTTGCTCAGCGAACTCCCTTCTCGTCGGCCGCGGCGGAAGGTTCACGCGATCCCCCAGCCAGGTCTCCTCTGCATACCTACTGTGTGCGCCGGGCCGCGTGTACATCCACCTACGGGTCCAATAGTCTTCTACAGGAGACCACGTAGGTCTCACTCCCATCTCGTCCCGCACTACTTGCTCGATGCAGCGTGTTAGCAATGCATGGTCACACACCGCCGCTTTTTCTTGCATGAAGGCGTCAGGGTCTACGCGTGTCCGCACGTCGCTAGATGCGTCCAAAGCCCCAACACCCCGGCCTGCGAGTGTTCCGAGCTCGCACACACACGTACCCCACCTCTTAGCCTGCGCCCCCACTGACTTGGCCACAGTGTTAAGCTCCTTGAGAAACGAAGCGTCCTTCCCGAATACACGTACCAGCGCGAAAGCGGCAGGACCCAATGTACTGAAAGCTCCACACAAATAGAGCAGCCAACCACATGCTTCGTCGTTGTACATGCCCTCCAGCACTAGCCGGTCCCCGCCGACTATCGCAGCCACCTCAGGGTATGCTCTCCGTACGTCTGCCCACAGGTCGTCGAAGCGTATGTTGATCTTGACCGTCCGGGCTCCAAACTTGTGGGGGAACACGTCGGTATCCCTTACGGCGCCTTTCCACCAGCAACCTTCGGAGTTCGAGTCGAAATCGCCTCTTCCCCTGTCTGCTGGCGGGGGAAGACGCCCCCCGCGCCTCAAAATGCGCATGTACCTGATAGTAAGCGCCCTATACTTACTAACAGGGGTCTCTAGTACAGGCCTACTCCTCTTGGACCCATTCCTTGAAACACTACCAGAATTACTCACCCCCTTGCCGCCCCTGGCCAGGCGACATTGAGTGTACCATAACAAATCTTCGAGCGTGTAATCGATATCACACTGAAGCGGAATAACATATACTTCTAACGCAACGATGAGTCCTGCCCGAACCCCACACGCTGCCACAGCTACTTTAACACAAATCAAACCCTCACCTACTGACTGAGCTCTCCCTCCCAGCCGGCCCCTCACGCTGCCAGGGAGGCAGCTAATGACCGTCTCCCGACTGGTCATCTTGCCTGCCGGGGGTTTTGACCGATGGCATCACCGGTTTAACCCCTGAGTCAGAAGGTTCGACTGAGAGTCTGCTGGGCGGAGGATCAGTAAGTGGAGGGTTTGTGGTTTCTGTAGCTGTGAGTTTTTCTCCCGGATCATCGGGAGGGCTAGGGAGGGTGTCAAACCGGGCAGGAACGACCGTTTCCCTAAGAGAAATAACGCCTAATGATTTAAGCGCGGAGAAGTCTTCTCCATTCATTTTCAAAACGCGCCTAATGTGGGGAGGTACGTCTTTATGGACGCGTCCGCTACCAGAGGGGGCGTCTTTTCTGATGAAGAATGACGAGAACCGTGATTCCACAGTCCCCTTCATCAGCTCCTCGGGTGTTGGGTCAAGCCGCATACTAACCGAATGCATTCGGAACGTTGTCACGTCCAACGTCGTACCCTCCACCGGACAGGGCATTGGGTTATGCGGTGTGACCCAGCGCATGTTGGCTAGGTTAACGTTTCCGTTGTCAACAAACGCCATCGCGGGTGGGGCTCGGCCGTCGAGGTCCGGCTCGAGCACGAACTGCCCTAAGCCGTTGTCAGGTGAGTAAGCACTCGACAATAAGTATGACGCCCCCTCCTCGCGAAACGTAGTCGGGTTGCGCTCCAACCAGACAGCGGATCGAGGTGGGATGCGGCCCTTCTTGTCAACCGCGTACCCCGTGTGGTGTACGTTCTTGGCTGAGAAGAGGGGTAGGGTAGTTACTTTCGACAAGCGGGCGGGGAGCCAGTATCCGTCTATTTCCATGGTGATGAGCGGTGAAGTCTCGACCCAGAAAAAGGGAATAAAGACGTCCGTATCCATGTGCCGGTCAGCTCCTGGGTTCCGCAGGTAGTTATAATACGCGCCTAGATCACTCGAGGCGTCATGATGTAGTCCGTACTGGTCACAGATCAGGTCCCGCCACTTGTTCATAACGGACATTACGTCTGACGTCAGCGTACCGAAGTCGCTAATACGCTGTGTAGGCACTTCAGTACGCTCGTAAACCGACGTGCGACCGTTGACAAGAACATCTGCAGGATGAATAAGTGCCGCGGCTCCTAAATACAGCCCGCACAGAATGCGCAGGGTGTCCTCTTTCGGCACGGACTCCTGGAGTGGGAAGCCGATAAACTCCCGACCCATCCCGGAAACTATACCAGTGGAACGCGGGTACTGTACTTTACGGAACATACGCCTGATCCAGCCTCCTTCGTCCGTGTGAGAGTTCAAAGTCACAACGGCTGTCATCCCCGCGAAGAACGCCGTGTAGTGCGCTCCGAAGCACAGACACTCCTGCGCCGAGTTCAGAACATTAAGGGCGACGCGCCAACAGAACTTAGACAGACCTCGTCCCGTAAGAACGTTGCCCGTTGTACCCGGGACGTAGTCGGAAAGGACTGTCACGTTGTCGACCCCCGCCTCACCGAAAAGGGCAAGGAGCGTGACGAACTGGTTTGCATTCTGTGCTAAGTTAGGGCCTATCGTAACATCGCCAATATCAGGCACAAGCCACCCAGTGTTAAGCGTCTTGTAACCACTAGCGCGTGACGAGAAGTTAACGGGAGCTTGTGCAGCCCCGGAAGCAAACGCAGCACCGAGGACGAACATGAAGGCGCGGAAATCGAACTTACCATTGGAGACATGCTCCACAGAGTACGAGGTCCTCGGCCTGAGTTGTTGCAGTTGCTGGTGGATAAAGTCCACAGACTGGACGCCTATGAAAGTGGTTCCGGTACGGTCTAACCCAACCGGGAGGTTTATCTCTTTTGCGAAGTCTAGGATGTAGACAACATCGGCACTGCCGATGCGCTCAGTTGCGCCTACCTCACCTGACACCACGTGAGATATACCCAAAGAGAGCCTCAACTTGCCATCCACGTCCGAAAACGCAGAAGGGTTGAGGTCCACAGCCTTAGGAAGGTTTGCGATCAAATCCATGGTTTCAAACACTCGTCGTAAAGAAGGTGACTCCCACATTGTTTTAGTTTTCCCACCTTTGGTCGGTGTCAGGCGCGGGGACCGCGCTTTCGTTATTATCTTCAAGAGGAGCAGTTGATGTCCCGAGTCGTGTGTCCATCTCCCCTGTGCTACCCGTAATAGCCTAACCTTTCAGAGTGCTCGCCGGGCCCGTAGGATGCTGTTTCCCAGACACGCGCGAGATCGCTTACTTAT